GTGGGGGTAGTCCTTGCGTGATTACTTACTTGGCTGACTTGATTAGATTGTCTAGCGCGATATTCAGCGCGAGTGCAATTTTGTCTAGGTCGGCTCGTGTCCACTTACCTGACTCGATTGCTTTCACAATTTTGTCGGCACTTGAGTCCTTAGGCAATGTATTAGCCTTGCGTTTATTGCGCTTGGCTATTACTGATGGGTGAGACTTGGTACTCACTTGCTTGAGTTGTGAAACTTTGTTCACATTATTCAACTCGGTGATTCCCATACCATTATCAAGATTAAACTTGATATCGGCAATGCTGATGCCCTCGGCATCAACTTTATCAGCACCCACACGCTCAATCATTCGACCTATTGCTAGGTAGCGATTAAGAGTGTCCTTGCCCACGATTGCCTTGCCGTTTAGTTGATTGTCAGGATGTTCGACAATCTCGCGCAATGGCATCCCTTGTTTAGTTGCTTGCATAACTGCAAGGCAAGCATCAGCAATGGGTGTCTTAGACGCATTAACAGCATCCACAATCGCACGCTCGGAATAGTGGGCTCTAACTACTAACCCAACTACCTCGGTAAGTGTGACCTCGGTTGTTACTTGTGTGTTACCTGACATATATGACCTCATTTGTGTCTATACAACAAGCACCTCAATTTGAGATGCCCCTCAATCGTCTAGTCGCCTAGACGGCTGAGGCACACCTCAAATAAGTAATCACGCTATGGAGTTATCTTTCATATTGCCCTGGTTCTCGGAGAGAGAGTGCGAGGCCTAATGAGAGCCCTTGCTTAACCTCTAACGGAGTGACAATAACGACATTACACGATGCCCCCCCACAAGTCAAATACCCCCCTAATTCCCTCACAAAATAGGCGTGTCTAGGCCGTACTAGACAACCTCAGGAGATAGTTGACCCACACACAAGCCCACACACCTAAAACCCTTGACCCAGGGTATTAAACTCCCAAACCCCTAGGACGCAACAGTCCCTTTTTTAACTTTTTGGGGTTATTTGCCTGCAACTGTGTATTGCTCTGACCTGCGGTTATATGGTTTTCAAAAGTTTTTTTGTTTTGTTGCGTTACCAAATGGTATGGTAACGGATTAGTATATATGTAAGGGTTTTTATTTCAGCCTGGTATTGAAGGCTGTAGGGTAGTTTATAGCAGACTCTTTGGAGAGTCTGCTTTATTATATATATATAATTATGATGGGATTTTTATGGCTGCTAAGGCTGGGGAGTTTCATCACGGTAAGGCTGCGTCGTTGCAGAAGAGGCAGGATTATCTTGTTTCTATTGGGCAGGGTATGACTAATGCTGATGCGTCTAAGGTGGCTGGGGTTTCTCCTGATACTGTGAAGTATTGGGTTAAGTCTGATAAGCAGTTTAGGGAAGAGTTGGATAACGCTCGGACGGAGCGCGATTCTGTTAGGTCGGGGGCTAAGGCTTCTGATAAGTTTGATATTGGGTTTGAGGATTTTTCGTCTAAGTATTTAGATATGAAAGTTTTTCCGCATCAAAGGAATTTTATTTCTTTGTTGGAGCAGGGTGAGCCTGAGTGGTTGCATCCTGGTATGGTGTATGAGCCTTCTGCTCGTAACAGGTTGTTGATTAATGTTCCTCCTGAGCACGCCAAGTCTACTACGGTAACTATTAATTATTCTACGTTCCGTGTTGCTATGAATCCTAACGTTCGTATCATCATTGTGTCTAAGACTTTGTATAAAGCACGCGAGTTTGTTTACGCTATTAAGCAACGTTTGTCTCACCCTAGGTGGGGTAAGTTGCAACAAGTGTTTGGCCCTGAAGGTGGTTGGCAGGGGGATGCTGATACTTGGCGCACTGACACTGTGTATCTTGGTTCCGAGGCTAGGGATTCTTCTGAGAAGGACCCTACTATTCAGGCCCTTGGTATGGGTGGTCAAATTTATGGTGCCCGCGCCGATTTAATTATTCTTGATGATTGTATCACTGGTGCTAATGCCCACGAGTGGGAAAAGCAAATCAAATGGCTTCAACAGGAAGTTATTACCCGATTGGGTAAAAACGGTAAACTGTTGATTGTAGGTACACGTATTGGGTCTAACGACCTGTATCGTGAACTCCGTAATCCTGAACATTGGTCTGGTGGTAAATCCCCTTTCACATATCTGGCTATGCCAGCAGTATTGGATTTTGCGGAGAACCCTAATGAATGGGTGACGTTGTGGTCCAGAAGTGACCGTCCTTGGGATGGTGATGAGGACACCACACCCGACGCTGATGGCTTATATCAAAAGTGGGATGGTCCTACACTATTCCAACGTCGCTCAGAAGTAACCCCTAACACTTGGGCTACAGTGTATCAACAACAAGATGTTGAAGAAGATGCCATATTCCCAGCGTTATGTATTCAAGGTTCTGTTAACGGTATGCGTAAAACAGGTGTCATAAACTCTGACGCACCTGGGCATCCTAAAGAAGGTAACTTTCGTATTGTTATGGGTATTGACCCTGCAATGGAAGGTGCAACAGCAGCAGTTGTTGTTGCCACAGAAATGACAACACGTAAACGTTATGTGTTAGATGCTTTAAATATGACAGAGCCCACCCCCCAAAAAATTAAAAACCTTATTGAGGATTGGACTATCAAGTACCAACCCAATGTTGTTGTTGTGGAGAAAAATGCCTTCCAATTATATCTTACCAAAGATGAACAGATACGTGACTTTCTCAGTTCAAGGGGAATACAGTTCCGTGAGCATTACACTGGAAATAACAAGTGGGACGTCGGCTTTGGCGTTGCATCGATGGCTAACCTCTTTGGAACGATTAATCAAAACAAATTCGTAAAAGGCTCAAACCTTATTGAACTTCCATCTTCAGAAAAATCTGAAGGTGTCAAAGCATTAGTTAACCAACTTATTGTCTGGAAACCAGATATGAGGAAACGTCAACCAACAGATTTAGTTATGGCTTTATGGTTCACAGAACTTGTTAACCGTGAATGGCTTGAAAGAAACAACAACGCAATAAAATTTATGCCAAACAAATGGGCAACTAAACGACAGTTAGATAGTCGTATAACAATTGACCTTGATGAACTGTACGCTTCACAACAATCTGAACAATTCTACGTCTAGAAGGAAAAATGGTACTTACCCCTGAACAAGTCTTTGACCGTGTAGCCGCGCTCAAGTATAGAAGTCAAGCCCGCGATACACGTATGGGTCAAATACTTGATGTACGTAGAGGCAACCTTTCTGACGTATATCCTGATATGTTCCCACCTGATGTCTCAAAGCCAATGATAGCAAACTTTGTTGACATTGCGGCACGTGACATTGCAGAACTTTTAGCACCACTACCATCTTTTAACTGTTCAGTTTACAACAGCACAAACGATAAGGCTCGTTCCTTTGCTGACAAACGTACACTTGTTGCAAACAACTATGTTCAACATTCACGTTTGCAAACACAAATGTACACAGGTGCTGACTGGTATGTTTCATACGGTTTCCTACCATTCGTTGTTGACCCAGATATGGAAGCAGGACTTCCACGCATACGCATAGATAACCCTCTAGGCGCATACCCAGAATTTGACCGTTTCGGTAGACTTATTTCTTACACTAAACGTTATATGAAAACAGTTGGTGAACTTGTTGCAGAGTTCCCAGAATACGAACGTGCAATACTTGGACCATACGGTAGAACCGAAGGTTCATACTCTGCACAACTAGAACTTATTCGTTACGAAGATGCAGACCAAATAATGTTATATATTCCTTCTCGCGAAAACACAATGCTTTCCTACACACCAAACCCAATTGGTGAAATGCTAACACGTGTAGCAGTCAGACCAGGTATTGACAGTGAACCACGTGGACAATTTGATGATGTTCTATGGGTACAACTAGCACGTGCACGTTTCTCAAGCCTAGCACTTGAAGCAGCAGAAAAATCTGTTCAAGCACCATTGGCTTTACCAAACGATGTACAAGAATTTTCTTTCGGACCTGATGCTGTAATCAGAAGCAGCAACCCTGCAGGCATTGGTCGTGTACAATATAATGTTCCCCCAGCAGTATTCACAGAGTCACAACTTTTACAATCAGAGATGCGCCTAGGTTCACGATATCCAGAAGGTCGTTCAGGCAATATAGACGCTAGCATAATCACAGGGCAAGGCGTACAGGCTTTGCTAGGCGCATTCGACACACAAATTAAAACAGGTCAACAAATCTTAGCAGAAACATTCCAAGAAGTAATCAAAGTATGTTTCCGTATGGATGAACTTATTTTTGATTCCGATAAAACAGTTAACGGTGTATCAGCAGGTGCACCATATGAAATCAAATACAAACCATCACGTGATATTAAAAAAGATTACAACATTGAAGTACGCTACGGTTTAATGTCAGGACTCGACCCAGGTCGAGCCTTAATATTTGCTTTACAAGCATTAGGTGCAAACCTAGTGTCAAGAGATTTTGTTATGCGTGAACTACCTTGGTCAATGAACGTAACCTCTGAAACTGAACGCATAGAAATTGAAAAACTAAGGGACTCACTCAACGGTTCTATCAATGCACTAACGCAAGCAATACCACAAATGGCAATTGGTGGACAAGACCCAACACCAATTGTTGAAAAAGTTGCACGTGTAATTGATGCAAGACGCAAAGGTAAGGCTATCGAAGATGCAGTATTAGAAACCTTCGCGCCTGCACCTGCACCAGTCACCCCAGAAGGTGTGCCTCCAGTTGAGCAAACCGTCCCAAGTGCTCCTGCCGCAGCCCCTTCTGGGGCCTCTCCTGAAATG